AAAGAGTTAAGATACAGGGAGAAATGGTTTGCATTTACCGTGGACCTAATGGTACAATAGGATATCATTACCCTATGTTTAAGTTTAGTGAATGCCCTAAGACGTATATGTGTAGATACACACCTAATGCTAAGAAGAGAGTATCAGTTCAAGATATACTAGATGGCCTAAAAGATGGCTTTGAATAAGAGAGAGATAATAATAATATGAGTGTTCCCCCTCCTATAACTGGTAATCCAGAACAAGACCGCAAGGCTTTGGAAGCTTTTAAAAAAAGCGAAGAAGAACGTAGGAAGTTTGTGGATTATATGAGTAAGATGAGTAAGCGTACTTCAGGTAATCCTGTTCAACCGGGAGAAGTGAGAGCATATGGATACGTCCCTGAAGAAGCAAAAGTCGCACCACCAATGCAAGACAAGCTAGACAAACTCAACCAAGAGCTTGCTGATCTGTACGCTATGGATCAGACTGATCCTGCTACGATTAAAGCTATTGAAGAGAAGACTAAAGAGCAGCAAGCTGCTGGTGCTGCAGCTATGGCTGAGGGACAGAGAAACCTTGTAAGTACTGCAGTTAAGTCTCCTGAACAGTTAGCAACACAAACCCCTGTATCCACAATAAACCCTAACACTGTAGGAACTACTATTGATCCCAGCATTGGTGACGCAGGTGCTACAGGTGGGGCTACACCTACCATAACAGGTACAGGACAACAAGCTGTAACTCCTGACGCTATGACCCCTGCATCTGTACAAGCTACAGCAACGCAAGGCGCAGTAGATACTGCACTAGGTGACGTAGATGCAGCGCAAGGCACTGTGTCAGCTACAGTTGACGCTGCCACTAAAGACCCTACTACAGTGGCTGGCACTGACCTTGACGTAGATCAGATAGCTAATGCTACACAGGTAGTTAAACCTGATGCACGTAAAGTTGAAACAGGGGAGCTACTAGATGGCTCTGCTGTTAACATGGCTGCAGTCAAGGAAGCTACTGAGTTTGAAGCTGCACAAGCTGATCCAAGTAAGCAAGCTACCGTCAAAGGTCAGCTAGATGACTTGATGGATGACTTTGATGATGGTGCTACACCTGCATGGGCTGCAGGAGCCATGAGAGCAGCTACAGCAGCAATGGCTGCACGAGGGCTAGGCTCTAGTAGCATGGCAGGACAAGCCATTGTACAAGCTGCAATGGAATCAGCCTTACCTATCGCTCAACAGGACGCACAAACGGTAGCTGCATTTGAGGCTGCTAACTTAAGTAACCGTCAACAGACTGCCTTGTTTGCTGCACAGCAACGCGCTGACTTTCTTAAGTTAGACTTCAATCAGGAGTTCCAATCACGCGTAGAGAATGCAGCTAAGATTAGTGATATAGCTAATGTTAACTTTACTGCAGAACAACAGATTGCATTAGAGAATGCACGTATGGCTCAGACGGTAGACCTTACTAACTTAACTGCACGTAATGCTAAGATCATGGCTAACGCTGCAGCTATGGCTAACATGGACATGGCTAACTTGAGCAATCAACAGCAAGCCAGAGTAGAGAACGCTAAGAGCTTCCTGCAGATGGACTTGACTAATCTAAATAATGCTCAACAAGTAGAAATCTTTAAAGCTAACTCTGTACAACAGGCAATACTTAGTGACGCTGCAGCAGACAATGCAGCTAAACAGTTTAACGCTTCTAGTGAAAACCAGACTAATCAATTCATGGCTGATTTAGAGTCCCGTACTTCTCAGTTTAACGCTGCACAAAGTAATGCTTTAGAACAGTTTAACGTAGGTGAAGTAAACTCTATTGCTAAGTTCAATGAAGAACAGAACAACGCCAGAGAAGAGTTTAACACTAAGAACGGCTTGATTATAGCACAGGCTAACGCACAGTGGCGTCAAGCTACAACCACAACTAACACAGCCGCACAGAACGAGGCTAACATGCAGGACGCTAAAGCTATGAATGCTTTTACTGCCAGTACGCTAGACCAAGTTTGGCAAAGAGAGCGTGACTTGTTGAGCTACACTTGGCAAACAAGTGACAATGCTTTGGAAAGAATTAATGAAGTTATTCTTCAAAACATAATGGCTACTTCTTCTGCAAATAATAATGCAGCTACAAATGCAGCTAACGTAAAGTCAGCAGAAGCGGGTTCATGGGGTCAAATTGGTCAAGCCATGGTAGGGCTATTGGATTAAGGGTATTATTAATGGGACTTTTTAGTAAAAGACAAAAAGAGATATTTGAAGAAAGCCTTGAGGGTGGGCCTACTGTAATAGCTGATAAGATACAAGCCAATGTAGAAGAGGCAGGTAAGGGTAGAGGTTTGGGCGCACAAACTGCAAAAAGAAAAACCCCTAGTTTCTCTTTAAGTGAAGCAGGTGAGAATTTGTATGGAGCTTCTCAGGGGGCTTTAGATAAACAGGCAGAATTAAAAGCGCAGCGTGAAGCTGAACAACAGCAAAGTATTAATAGTATCCTGCTTTCTGTTATGAAAGAGACTGATAAAGAAACTGAAAAGTATTCACCTTCTGCAGAGGGAACTTTAGGTACTGCTACCTATCTAACTCAAGAAGAAAAAATAAAAAGGGGTAGGCTTGGCCCTGTAGCTGAAAGACTAATGACAGCTAAAGAGTCGGGCAGTGGGGGCTATGACAGTCTGTATGATCAATCACAAAAAGAGACCTTTAAGGGCGTTGTTCCTACAGAAATGACTATTGGGGAAGTTCTAGCATTCCAAAAGAAACGGGGTGCAGGTTCCTACGCATCCTTTGTAAAAGCTAATAATCCCAGTGGTAGACTTTCTACACCTGTAGGTAAATTTCAATATGTAGGGTCTACTTTACAGGATGAAATAGATAAAAACGGCTACAATCTTAATGCCAAGTTTGACGCTAACATGCAAGACACTATTTTTTACAATCACGCTAACAGAATAATAAAGAACCTTAAGACACAAGCAGGAAAACGCTCTAAGATGAGGGCAACTTGGGAAGGCTTTAAGAGTAAAAAAGCCGTATCAGATAAAGAGCTAGATGCTCTTATAGCTGAGATACAAAGTCGTAAATAGAAAAAGGCAACTATAAAAATGAGTAGAGCATTAAACGGCCCAATTCCCGGTCAATCACTTACAGACACGCCGGGAAACTATCCTTGGGAGCGTCCACCTGAGACTGCCGATCCTACAGAAGCACTTAGTATGCATCTTAAAAAGATGTCTAAGCCACGATACATGGAGAGTGCAATTTACATGATGGAACTTGGTGTACCTGCAGACGTAATTACCAACACTACTTTAACTATGGCTATAGGTAACGGTATTCACAGCGTTGATGTTGGACTTATTATTGCCCCTGCTATTCATAAAGAAGTTGTATCTATAGCAGAAATGGCGGGTATTGAGTACGATGAGCATTTCCCAGAGGACGAAGAAAAGGAACAAGAGGCTAAAGAAAAGCTTAAGGTACTTGTTTTATCTAAAATGAAACGAAAGCAACCTAAAGGTAAAGCTCAAATCTCACAAACTATGGAAGCTATGACTAGCCCTCAGACTGAGCAGTTTGAAGAAATGCAAGAAGATAAACAAGAACAAGAGCCACAAATAGAGCCACCTAGTGAAATGGGTATGGGCTTGATGAGTAAAGGGGCATAGAGAAATGAATTTAAACCTCTTAAGTTTTGCGGGTGGTGTAGCGGAAGGTATTTCTGACCGCAAAAGTGAGCTTAAAAAAGAGCTACGTGATAATAAAAAGCGTCAACGTGATTGGTTAGCCACTTATGGAAATAAAACTCTTAATGAAAACAAACAACAGCAAGATAGCGTACAGTCTGCTTTAGATGACTTAAAAGCCCGTGGGTTAGAAATCCCAGATGCAATTCAGTTACTCCAAAAGCACGGCGTAGGTTCTGTGCTTGAGTTATCTAAATATGTAAAAGATTATGAAGTAGCAAATAATACAAAAGTAGACAAAGACCTTATGGATAAGCTGTGGACTGCTGCAGATGACTTTACTACAACTGAGACTACCTTTGAGGCTGCTGTCGCTAAAGTATTTGGTACATCTGCAGGGGGCGCAACTGCGCCTGTAATACAAGAGGCTGAAGATAGAAACTTCTTTGAGAGACTTAAGTATAACTTAGGTGAGCGTTATGATGATGAGCTTGAGGACTTCTTAACTGATGCCTCTGAGGGTATCGGTGGTAAGTCCATTAGAGAACTAAGAGCTATGTCAGCGTCTTCACCTTCTATGCTTGGCACTGAGGGTTCCGCTGTGTTTGACAGGTCTGCTCTTAGGGGTAGTGAGTCAACCAGTGATGAAAGAGCCTCATGGAAAGACCTTAAAAAGACTATAGTATTTAATACCTTGGCTAACCTTGATCCTACATTGGCTAAAGAAATACGTATGATTGAGACTATGGAGGGGGAAACAACTCGTAATTTAGATGATCAATGGAACATGTTAAGAAGCTCAGACCAATACAAAGAAGCACTAGAAGAAGCTACACGAAATGCTGCACAGGGTATTGATTTGGGTAGCAACAGGGCTGCTTGGAACTCGTATGGCGGTCAAGATGCTCTAAATGCAATACTTAATCCTCTTATAGCATTAAAGGAGCAACTAGCTGAAAATGGTCTGAGTGACGAAGATAGCCAGTTAATAGTAGATAACCCCTTTGTTAAAACGGGTAATGAACAAGAAGACCTTGCAAAAGTAAAAGAGTTTTTAGAGGCTAATCCTAATCTTCCTTATGTTATTATTGACAATAAAATAATGGAAGCAGAAGGCTTTTTAAATATGACAGAAGAAGGTGGAGGCGATGAAGAAGGTTCCACAGATACACCACCACCAACCGAAGGTATTCCTACACGACCTGTACCTAGATATGCAGGTGGTGAAAAAACCAGACCTCTACAAAGGCCAATAAATGATAGAGACATAAAAGATTGGGATAATAAATACGGCGGTAAGTATAACCCTGACGCTACTCCCATAATAGTTGAGCCTCGCGAAACTATGCCTGAAACCTTTGATGAAACTAAGTTTGATACCCCAGCAAAGATTAGAACGGAAAGAGGGCGCATAACTAACGAAATAGCAAAGTGGAACAGACAATATAAAAAGACCCATGATCCTGTAACAGGTAATCCTTTGCCTTTTGGGAGTGAGTAACTAATGGTAAACGCTTTTGATTATCTAACTAGCAAAAAAGAAGAAGAACAAGAGCCTGACTTCATGACCTACACAGGTGGTGAGAAGGATACGTTTGGCATTAGTGACCTCACAGAAGATCACAACTACAACGTCATTGATGCTCAGATGAAAGCTCGCTTTGGTATGTCTGAGAAGTCTCACAGTAGGCAAGAGGTTGTTGATAAGTGGATTAACTACAACAGAAAGTTTAACGTAGGTAACACCCTTAGTGTACTAGGTGAAGCCAGCTACTTAAGCAAAGCTGATGATGAAGAGAAAGTAAAAGCTCTTAATTCGTACAGACTCTTTGATAACATGAAGGGTTCCTTTAGTGGTGGCACTGTTGGTCAAAAGATAGACAGTGTGTACGACTACGGTATGGCTTTAATTGTAGACCCTGTTAACTTGGTTAGCTTTGGTGCTGGTAAGTTAGCTACAGGAGGTGCTTCAAAAGTAGCTGCTGAAGCTGCAAAAGAAGCTTTAACAATTTCAGCTAATCAAATAATAAAAAAGGCAGGACAAGAGGGTGCTAAACGATCTATGCTTAAGCCAGCCGTAAAAGCTGAGATAGGTAGAGCGCGTCAACGTGTACTTAGTAAGGCACTAAAAGGTGAGGCTGTAGAAGGCTTAGAGGAAGGTGTTGTAGAGGGTGCGCTTAAGAAGGCTGCAACTAAAGAGCTTAAGGTAGGTATAGGTACTGAGACTGTTAGTATGTTAGGTATTGATGTAGTACAGCAAAACATGGCTTATCGTAATGTAGGCTTTCAAGATGATTTCAATTATTTAAACTCTGGCTTAATTGCTGGTGGTGGTTTCTTTGGCTACGGATTAGCTAAAGCGTTTGGTATGTTCTCTGGTACAGACCTCCCCAAGTCTGTAGTCTTAGATACATATGATGCTGCTGTAACTGCAGAAGCTGCAGCTATAAAGATGGCAAAACAAGAGGGTATAGAAAAGAATAAAGAAGTATTAGAAAAACTTAGGGCAGACACTGCAGAGGCAAAACAAGCTAGAGAAAAGATTATAGCCTCCATTAATGCTAGTAAAGAAGCCTCTGAAAAGTGGGCTAAGATGTTAGCAGAGGGTAGAAAGACTGCCAAGGGATTAAGAGAAGACGGCGTTACCAGTAGCCCAGATTCAGTAGAAGGCATTAGTGCTTTTCTAAATGGTAATAAAAAAGGTGAAAACCAGTTTGACGGTATGAGAGACATATTTGAGCAAAATGGTATTAAGATGATTGGTGAAGATGATGTATGGCGAGGTGTAGTACACTTTGTTGCTGATACAGCTAAGAATGCACCTGAACCTATTAAAAAAGAAATACAGTCTTTGTATGAAAATACTATAAAAGCTTTAGATGAAGGCTTTGCTGGCGTTAATACTTTAGATGAAGCTATGCCTTTGATGGCACAGAAGTTCAGTTACGCTGGTAGTTTAATGCAGACAGCCTCAATGATGGGCCGAGATATTAATAACGTTAAAAAGGTTAAGGCTGCACTAGGTGACGGTAAAAGCGTTACACCAGAGGAACTACTTGAAGGCGTTATGGACCCTAGTACTGGTACTGCTAAGAACGCTGAAAAAGGAAAGCGTGGTTTGTTTGGACGCTCACAGGATAACCTTATTCGTGTGCTTGTAACTCATCCCGGTACTACTGCGCTTAACTTGTTAGGCTGGGTCAACGCCTCTGGTATTCAATCTCTTTCTGACATACTTAGGGGTGCGCTTTATGGTGGTGCATGGGCTGCAAAAGGTTTGACAGGCCAAGCAGATGCTGTTGAGTATGCAACAAAAAGTAAGCTTATGTTTGACTTACAAATACAAAAGATGAAAAACTTAGTTAACCCTTTTGCTACACAAGAGGAAACACTTAACTTCTTGTCTCTTAACCCTAAGATGCGTAAAGAACTATTTCGTTACGTATCAGGTGGTGTGGACAGTAAAGATGTTTTAAAGAGCTTAGACTTAGAGTTTGATGACCTTGAAAAAGAGGGTGCTGGTGAAAAAATAATTAACACCTTTCAAACCATGTATGGGGTTAAAGCTGTAGACATTTTAACTAAGACACAGGAGTTTATGTATAACATAGACAAACAGATACGCCTTAAGTATAACGTAAGCTACAATGAATTTATATCAGCTAGGGATGCCCAAGGCGCACCCGTACATTGGAATAAGATGCGCTCTGATGACTTCATTAAAATACAAACTACTGCTGTAGATGATGCATTACGTAATGTGTTTGCTAAGTCTTTTAGTGGGGGTGACTTTAAAAGAGACCGTAACATTGTAGAAATGGTAGCCAAGACTATAGAAGACGCACGTAAGTATCCTATCCTTGGTGCTATGGTTCCCTTTGGGCAGTTTTTTAATAACACTATTGCGTTTATGGCTGACTACAGCCCTATTAGCCTTATACATAGTAAGTTTGCTAAGAACAGTAGAGAC